GTGTGGTCGACCAGAACATCATAAGCCGTCGCGTCGACAGCCACGACCGAGGCGATTGCCCGCAACGAAGCCTGAGACTTGAGCACCGATTTCACGGTGTCCGCAGTTTGCGGATCGACCAGATAGCCGCCATCCGCAGCCACAGCCGAGGACATCGCCTTTTCTTCGATCTGCAGACCGCGCAGCGCGTCATCGTCGCCAGTGCGCAGATAGGCATCGAACGCCTTTTGGTGGGGTGCTTCGATCTCGGCGCTCATCGCCAGCGCGGGACGCGCCGGCTTGATGTGGGATTTACGTTCCAGCATGGTCAGTTGCTCTTCCTGTTGTTGAAGACGATTGTGGATTTCGTCACGAAACCCCTTGAATTCACTTACAAAGCCCGCAATCGCGGTCGTCGCCTCTGCGACCGGAGACACAGCATCCCCGGTCCGAGACTTGGTCTCGGTCGTGCTCATCACCTGTTCCTTCAGTGGTGTGGTTCGCGCGCGGGCTCAGCCCCGCGCCAGCTCAAGGCGCGCCGCGTCAAAGGCCGCCGCCAATTCGCGCCAGGCATGGTCAGTGTCGGGCACATCGCCCTTCTGCCCCACCCGCGCACTGGGCAGCATCGGGAACGTCACCAGCGACACCTCCCAAAGCTCCAGTTCGGTCAAGAGCCGCTGGCCCTTGTCATTCTTCACCGCGCGCCGGGTGCGAAAACCGATCGACAAGCCGTCGATGGCCCCCGCCGCGATCAGCGCCGCCGCCTCGCGCCCCTTGGCGATGCTGTCCAGGATCCGGCCCTTTACATACAGGCCCCGCGTATCCTCGCGCACCTCGTCCCAGATGCCGATCGGCTGCGCCGGATCGTGCTGCCACAGCATCTTGACCTGCCGGCCCTCGGCGGCCAGGCGTTTCAGGCTGTCGGCATAGGCCCCGGCCTGCACCACGTCGCCACCCTGGTCACAGGCACCAAACAGGCTGGCATAGCCTTCAATCACCACGCCGTCACTCACCACCACGGCGTCACCCAGACGGCAGAACTTGGTTTCCAAACCGCTTTCCATCGCGATCCCCTTTTCCATCATGGCGTCATCTCAAGCAGCGATTGCACGACCTGCGCCAGGACCATGCCTACCACCCCGTAAACCGCCAGCCACAAACGTTTTTCCAGTTTCTCGATCAGCGCTTCCAGCCGCTCGGCACGGTGTTTCAGCCCCTCGATCTGCAAATGGCTCACCCGCTCATGCGCCTCCAGCCGCAGCGCCGGCGCACAGTCGAAGGCCTCGAACCCAAGGCGGCGGTCATTCATCTGCCGCCTCGCTCAGCGCGGGCAGGCCCAGCAGGCCGCGCTTTTCGGCATCGGTCAGGAACGCCGCCTCGCTGACCCGGCGCCACAGCTCGGACCGTTCCGCCGCCAGCGCCGGCACCTGGTCCAGATCGGGTTTCAGCTCGAACGCCTCGCCCGCGAAGCGAGTCAGCCACTCAGAAACCTGCGCCGTCACCCGCGTCGCCAGCGGCAGCACGGTCAGGCGGTAAAAGGCGCGGTTGGCCTCCTGGTAATTGGCGAATGTCGCATCGCCCGGAATACCCAGCAGCATCGGCGGCACCCCAAAGGCCAGCGCGATCTCGCGCGCGGCGCTTTCCTTGGTCTTCTGGAACTCCATGTCGCTGGGGCTGAACCCCATCGGCTTCCAGTCCAGCCCGCCTTCCAGCAGCATCGGCCGCCCCGCGTTGCGCGCGCCCTGATGATGGGTCTCCATCTCCATCACCAGCCGGTCATACTGGTCCGCGCTCAGCCCCCCGGACCCGTCCACGCCCTGATAGACGATCGCCCCCGACGGCCGCGCTGCGTTGTCCAGCAGCGCCTTGGACCATCGGCTGGCCGAGTTGTGCACATCCAGCGCCTGCGCCGCCGCGCGCAGGGGCGAAAGCCCGTAATGGTCGTCCTGCGGATGAAACGCGCGGATATGGCAGATCGGGGCCGCCTCGCCCGTGACGTCAAAACGGTGCTTTCGGTTGCCCACGACATAGTCATAGGCGACGGGCCAGCCATCGGCCCCGGGCACGACCTGCATCCGGTCCGAGCGCAGGACATGCAGCTCGCCGGGCAGCAGATCGCCCCCCGCCACCGCCTCGACATAGGCATCGCCCGCCAGCAGCAGGTGCCCATAAAGCGCCTCGAACAGTTCGGCCTTGCCCTGCGCGGGGTTCGGGCGCTGGATCAGCCGCAGCACCGGGTGGGTGTCGTAGCGCTGTGCGCTGTCCTGCAACACCAGCGGCAGCGACGCGGCCGCCTCGGCGATCATCTTGACGCAGCGGTGCACCACCGGGTTCGCGGCGTAACCCGTGCGGGTCAGGCTGACGGTATCGCGCGGGCTCCAGGCCACGCGCCCCGCGGTGCCAAAGGCCGTCACGCGCCCCGTGGCGCTGGCCTTTTGCTCGGGCACCGCGTCCACCTCGGCACCGCGTCGAAAGAAATCCAATACCATGCGTCTTGCTCCTCGTGCTGGGGCGGGCCGCCAGGCCCTTGTGCCGTTGAAAGCCACCCTGCCCCCGAAGGTTTAAGAAAAGTGAACTAGAGCGCGCGCACCGTCGGGTGCCGCCATCTGCGCGCCGGTTCGATCATCAGATCGGTCAGCGCCCAGACCAGCGCATCGACCCTGTCGGGGCTGCCACTGCCTTCGAATCCCAGCGTGGTCATCGCGCACATCTGGTCCTCCAGCACGCCAAAGCCGCGTAGATGCCCCACCCGGCCCTGTTCATAGAGCGCGGCCACCGGCTCGGCCCGGGCCTGCTTGTTCACCCGCGCCCGCACCTTGCCGATGGCCAGCAGCGGATCGACCTGGCGCAACACCGCCTCGACCATGTCACCGCCCTGGTTCACCTCGACGACGACGCGGTCGGCGCCCCAGCGCTCCTTGGCCGCGATGGCGGCACGCGCCCAGGTATCGGGGCTCGCGGCGCTGACGCTGGCATCCTCCAGAACGCAGGCCCGCCAATGCTGCGGCCCGCCCTGCGCGCGCACGCCCGCAACCACGATCCCGCATTCGTCCGATCCGGCATGGCCGGTCACAGGCGGGTCCACCGCCACCACGATGCGGTCCAGATCGGGCCCTTCGGGTACGCGGGCGGCATCCAGAATGGCACGTGTCCACAGCGCGCCCTCGGCATCCTCCATCAGCACGCCCTCCAGCTCCTGCCGGCCCAGCCGCGTATCGGCATAGCGCGCGCGCATCTCGGCCATGAAGCTTTCGGCCAGGTTGGCGGCATTGGCGGCGGTCGGCGCATGGGTCTGCACCGTGCTGTCACGGCTCAACAACTCCTTCAGAACGCCCACGTTGCGCGGCGTGGTGGTGACGCAGACCCGCGGATCATCGCCCAGCCGCAACGCGAATTGCAGCATGTCCCAGGTTTCCTGCCCGCGTTTCCACTTGGCCAGTTCATCCACCCAGGCGGCATCGAATTGCGGGCCGCGCAGGGTTTCGGGCTCATGCGCCGAAAACACCTGCGCCGTGGCCCCGTTCGGCCAGATCAGCATCCGACGCCCCCCGTGCCAGATCGGCCGCCGGTCGGGCGGCGAACAGGCCAGGATACCGCTTTCCCCGAACACCATCACCTCACGGGCCTGGTCCAGTGTCTCGCCAATGATCGCCACCCGCCCGCAGCGCCCGGGATCCAGCGGCATCGACCCTTCGACAAGGCTGCGCACCCATTCAGCCCCGGCGCGGGTCTTGCCCGCGCCGCGCCCGCCCAGGATCACCCAGCTGCGCCAATTCCCACCGGGCGGCAACTGATGCGGCAGCGCCCAGAAATCGAAAAGATACGGCAAGGCCATCACCATGTCGTCATCCAGGCTCTCCAGGAATTCCTGCTGGACATCCTCGGGTTCTGAGGCGAGCCAGGCGGCACCCGATCTCAGATCGTGCGCGGTCGAAGTCGATGGCATACTCGTTGACAATGCCTTGTTGTTCCTTGCGGCGCTCTTCACATCTTTGCTCCGTATCCAGTGCCATCTTCAGCCAGTGGCGGATTTCGACGGTCAGCTTGGCGCTGTCCTTCAGCGCGTCCAGCTCGCCCGCCCGCACCCTTTGCTGAAGCGCGATCAGCTCGGTTGTCATGCCAAGCAATTGCTCTTCCACGACCTCGATGGCCCTGCTCAAAGAGCTTTGGGTCGCGTCAGATAGTCCTGATGTCATGTTCTGTGCTCGCTTTGCCCCATGCGTTATTCCCCTCCGCACGAGCGAGACGAAAAAAGCGGCGCCCGGGTCACCCCGGGGCCGCTTGCCCACCTCTTCCAGCATGACACAACCTATACGATAGACCGGGCGCTCCTGTCAAGGGATTTCACCTTAACCACACAGCATAAGCGACCGTTATATTTACCTTTTCGTAACTTTCAGGCTGCTCAGAACAGAATCGCACCCAGGGTCGAGCCGATGCCAACCGCCACCGCCACCCCGATGATATCCAGCAACGCCCCCGCCCGCAGCATGGCCGCTCGGGTCACGCCGGCCTGTCCGAACACGATGGCATTGGGCGGCGTCGCCACCGGCAGCATGAACCCGATCGACGCCGCCAGCGCCACCGGAAACAGCATCGTCACCGGCTCCACCCCCATGGCCCCGGCCGCCGCGCCCGCCACGGGCAGGAACAGCGCGGCCATTGCCGTGTTGCTGGCCAATTCACCCAGATAGACGATCAGCAATGCGAAGCCCGCGATCAGAACCGGCAGCGGCCAGCCGTTCAGCCCCGCGCTCTGCGCGCCGATCCATTCGGACAGCCCGCTGCTCTGCATCAGCTGCGCCAGCGCCAGCCCGCCACCGAACAGGATCAGCACGTCCCAGCGCAGATCCCGCACGTCCTGCCACGCCATCAGCGCGCCGCCCTGCCCGGACGGCACCAGGAACAGCGCCACGCCCGCCAGCATCGCGATGCCCGCATCGCTGAGCGTCGCAAGCCCGGGCACATCCGACAAAAACGGCCGCGTGATCCAGGCGCAGGCGGTCAGCGCCGCGATCAGCCCCAGACGTCGCGCCGCCGGGCTCAGCGCCCCCTCCGGTGCGCCCGCCTCCAGCGTCAGCGCACCGTGGCCCAGACCCGGCGACAGACGGCTCAGCGACAGCCAGGCCAACACCAGCAGGATCAGCGCCACGGGCAGCCCGGCAGCAGCCCATTCGGCAAACCCGACTTCCATTCCGTAGGTGTCGGCCATATAGGCCGCGAACAGCGCGTTGGGCGGCGTTCCGATCAGCGATCCCATCCCCCCGATCGTCGCCGCAAAGGCCACGCCCAGCATCAGCGCGACACCGGTGCGCGGCGCGTCGGCCTGCGCGGCCAGCCCGGCCGCGATGGGCGCCATCACCATGGCCGAGGCCGTGTTGCTGATCCACAGGCTCAGGAACGCGGTGGCCGCCATAACCGCCGCCAGAACGCGCGCCGGCGACGTGCCCGCGCGGCGCAGCAGCGCCCGCGAGATACGCAGGTGCAGCCCCCATTTCTCGATCCCCAAGGCCAGCAGGAAGCCGCCCAGAAACAGGAAAATCAGCGGATTGGCATAGGGCCGCGCCACATCATCGATCGCGCCCAGCCCCAAGAGCGGCGCCAGCGCCAGCGGCAACAGCGCGGTCACTGCCAGCGGCACCGCCTCGGTCAGCCACCACAGCGCCATCAGCGCCGCCAGCCCCGCAACGCGCCAGGCAGCGGGATCAAGGCCCGCGGGCGCCGGCAGCAGCAGC